AGATATCTTTTTTATATTGATGACAAGTCCGTAGATTTTTCTAAATATCTGGGGGTGTTGTTTATATATATATACATGTGCGTGCGTTTGCGCCCACCCCTGCGCATTATACAACCCTCCCGACCAAGTTCTGACAAAGGAAACCTAATTAATCCCTTCATAGTAGTAACGAAGTGTTACTATGAAGGGTTAATTAGTTATTATATTACAAACCACCCTGACAATTTCATCCAGAGGATGCTTTGTAGTAAGGTTTGTACTACTTCGTAGTAATTCCAGAAACCTTGTTAAGCCCTTGACAAAGCGTAGCTTTTCTATGCTATGCAGTCTTTGCAAGACTGTCATGCATGTGATGATATGCCAGAGGGCTTGACGAGGCTTGACAACACCAAATGATGAGGTTAATTAATCCCTATAGAACGAACTCTATGAGTTCTATAGGGTATTAATTAAACCAAGGAGATCGACCGTGACCAACATCACCATCCTTCAATCAGAGATTGACCAGTTCCTTGACGGTAGCTTCCAAGTTCACACTTCGGTGAACGGTGGGGCTGTGGACGTACATGACCAACATGGTTGGTGGATTGCCACACTGGACGAAGACGAAGCTACGCTTAACACTATCAGCAACCTTTAATCGGAGATTAATATGTTTGAACCCCTTGTTGGCGCTATGGTTGGCGTGTTTGGCTATGTCGT